TCGTGGCCGGGGCCGACGGGCGTTCCGCCCCGGGCCTGGCCTACGAGCACAACGGCGACCCACTGGACTGGGACTCGACGGCGGCGCGTATCGGCGGGGTCACCCGGTGGGCCATCCGCGACGAGCCGGTCACCGGCACCGGTGTCGTCACCTGCACCCCCGAGGCGGAGCCCACCCTGTGGGAGACGCTGACCGCGCACGCCCCGATCATGCTGATACCGACGATGCCGGTCCCGGGCGTCCCCCCGAGGACGGTCATCGTCAACGGCGTAGCCCGGAAGCGGATCACGGGCGAGCTCATCGAGGTCACCATCAAATGGACCGAGCACGAGCCCCGCTCCGAGAACGCGCCGCAGGGGGCCGTACCAGTGACCACCTGGGGTGAGTGGCAGGACTGGGGCGAGGCACACCCTGACGAGCCGGGATGGCAGGCGTGGTCAGCCCTCGAGGTCGCGAAGCGTATCCAGGGGATGCCATGAGGCCCGGCCCGTCCACTGAGGCCCTGGCCGGCCCCGTCTCCGTCGGAGCCAGGATCGACGTCCACCTGGGCGGCCGAGTCCTCGCCGTCGACGTCCCCTGCGAGGACGTGCAGATCGACTGGGCGTCCGACCGTGTCGTCCCCGGGAAACTCACCTACACCTGCCCTGCGGGGTGGGTGCCCGAGTCGCCCGGCGACGCCCTCAACAACTACGGACAGAGGGCGCACGTCGTCGCCCTGCTCGACACCGTGGAAGGCCGAGACGAGGTCGACCTCGGCTGGTGGCAGCACCAGTCCTGGGACGAACAGGACAACGGGACGATCAAGGTCGAGGCCCTCGACCTCCTCCAGCTCCTCGAGCAGGACCCGATGCCCTGGCCCTCGTCCCCACCTCACGGGGCGACGGTCCTGTCCGAGGCGCAGCGCCTCGCCGGCACCCTCCCGGTGGTCCTGGACCCGGGCACCCCCAACCCGAGGGTGCACGGCAACACCCAATGGGGCCACTCCCGGTCCGAGTCGATCCGGGACCTGTGCCAGGCCCGCGGCCTCAACTACGCGGTTCAGTCAGACGGATGCCTGCACCTGTGGGCACAGACCGACGCCGGCAGCCCGGTCGCCCGCTACACAGGCCGCGACCTGCTCGTGGACGCGCCCCGCAAGAGCGTGGAGCGCCGCCCGAACCGTTGGACCGTCGTCGGCTCCCCCCAGCAGGAGGACGAGCACAAGCCCGTCATCAAATGGACCGGGACCGCCGTATCAGCGTCCTGGCCCTACGAGCCGCACCTCTACGGGTGGGTGACGGACCGACGGGAGTTCAACGTCGCGGCCTCGGCTGACGCAGTTCAGAAGGCCGCCAACACCTACATGCGGAACGCCCTCGCGGCCGCCTCTAAGCGGTCGGTGGAGATCGCCGCTGACCCCCGCCTGGAGGCCGGCGACGTGATCGCCGTCCACACCGACGGCGGGGAAATCATCGTCGGCAAGGTCATCGCCTACTCCCTGCCGGTGGACAAGCCAGGAGCGCAGATGCGCGTCGACGTCGAGGAGCTCGCATGGTGAGGCCGAATCTGTGGATCGACCGCAGGCCGTCCCCAAGGGCGGCCGCCGCAAACCAGCTGGCGTCCTACGGCAGCGGCTCGCAGGCGGGGACGTGGGCCACTGGCCGCGTCCTCGAGGTCCTCGACGGCGGCATGGTGCGCGTCGAGCTGCCGGCAGACGACCCGGTGAGTGAGGTCGTCGCCCCGGCCGACGGCGGCGTGACCGCGGTCGGCGCTGAGTGCTTCTGCCTCCAGGACGGCACCGGTCGCGTCTACCAGGTGGTCTCACCTGCCACCATCCCTGAGGGGGGTCAGGCGCGCCCAACCGGGGCGACGGGGAAGATCGCCCTCGAGGCGGCCGGAACCAAGGCCGAGCTCGACGCCGCCAAGGCCGAGCTCGACGCCGCCCAGAAGCAGCTGTCCGAGGAGGTCAAGGCCGCGAAGGGGGCCGCGACAGCGTCGGGCAAGCAGGCGGCGGCCGCCCTGAAGCGCGCGAACAGCCGCGTGACCGTGTCCCAGACAGCCCCGGCCAAGCCCGCCGACGGCGACCTGTGGGTGGCGACCGACGCCAACCGGCAGGCCACCGGTATCAAGGTGTGGTCGGCCGCCGCGACGGCGTGGCAGGACTACCTGCTGGTTGCCGGCCGTGTCCTGGTGCCCGGCAGCGTCGGGAGCGTGGAGATCGCCGACGGCGCGGTCAACGCGAGCAAGGTCACGGCCTCGGAGGAGCTGTGGGCCAAGGTCGGCACGTTCGCGAAGGTCACGACACAGATGCTCCAGGCGGGCTCCGCGAAGATCACGGGCGAGCTCTTGGCTGACACCATCCGCCTGTCCACGCGGATCGTCGCCGGTGACCCCTCGGGGGACGCGGCGATCCTCGACCACACGGGCCTGCACGTGGTGAAGGCCGTCGGGAACCAGCCCACCGAGGTCGTCACTCTCGGCACGGCCGGGCAGGACTTCCTCTCCATCACCGGCACCGACGGGCTCGCCAAGGCGACCATCACCGGCGACGGGCTCGTGTCCGCGCAGTCACTGTCCGTCGCCGACCGGATCACCTGGCGCGGCACCGACCTCGCCGACACGCTGGCCGCCCTGCCCCGCGGTGTGATCGCCCACGGCTCCGTGTGGCCGTGGGGCAACGACACCAGACATGTCGTCAGCCACGTTGATTCCCTCTTCGAGCTCGTCGTCGACGTCGAGGCCGGGCGCACGTATCAGGTGGAGGCGGTCATCCCGTGGTTCGCGAGCAAGGCAAACGCCATGCTCGAGCTCTGGCTCCGCTATGCGCCGGTCGACGGCGGGAACCAGGTCGAGCACCGGTACCGGATGGTGTCGGAAAACCTGCGCCAGATTCAGACCGGCCGGGCGACCTTCCAGCTGTGGGAGCCGCCGACGTCGGGAACGTACCGGCTCCTATTTCTGGCCGCCTCCGCATATGGCGACGCCGCCGTGACGCTGACGGTAGAGGACAAGAGCCTCCCCCAGCCGTATGCGCTCCTGCGTGACCTGGGAGCGGCCGTGGAGCCGACACTCCAGATCAATAAGTCGGTGTCGCTGGGGCGCCCTGTTCCGAAGGCGCAGCCCGCCCCCAAGAAGAACTACACGAAGCAGTACCGGTCGAATTGGTGGAAGGCATATTCCAATGGGTCACAGGATTCTGCATGGCCTGACAATATGCCGCAGGGGCGTTACGCGAACTGGAACTATCACTCTCTGATTGGTTTCCCGGATATGACCGGCGACCTCAGGGGCGCGACGATAACCGGCATGAAGGTGTACGCCTACGCTAAACACTGGTACGGGCAGACCGGCGTCGCCTCTATCGGTGTGCACGGGCACCGTTCCGCACCCGGGTCTTTCAATTCTAATGGCAGTTGGCGTTGGTATGAGGCCGGCGGCTGGGGCCGCGGCGAAGGCCGGTGGGTGAGTATTCCCCGGAATCTGTGGCCCGGATTCAAGGACGGCACCTATCGCGGCATTTCCTTTGAGGGAGTTGGAAATGCCTCCTACGGCTACTGGTCGCATGACCTGGTTATCGAAGTCTCCTACACCAAGTGAAAGGTGAAATGGAATGCCGGTGAATCACTGGAAGGGGATTCCAGTCCCCGCGGCGGGCGATGACCTGCTCTCAGCGTGGTCCAACGCCTTCGACGCGGCGGGAGTCATCTTCCCCGCTCAGTCGGTGGCTGCGGGCCGGGAGATTCTGTCGAGAGCGCAGGCGGCCGGGCATCCCCCGACGGCCGCGCACCCCGCCTACCTCGACGTCTCAGGCGTGCTCTACCGCGCCGACGGGACCAAGAACGGCGACCGGTGGGTGCTCCGCCCCGTCAACGAGGTCCAGACCGTCGAGACCCCCGTGCAGCTGAATAACGCGCTGACGTTGAAGAACGGCCAGTACTCGGACGCCGTTACCGCTGACCTCGGGGTACGCCCCTATGACCGGATAGTGCAGGCGTATTTCACCATTTGGGGTCGCGTATCCAATGGTGACGTTGACGCCGATCTGCGAATCCTGGGGCGCTCTTTCAGGGCGCGTTTCCCCAATGACGCCACGGGCGCGACCGTGACCGTGGTCGGAATGTGCGTGGTCCCTGCGGGTCAGGACCCGAAACTGCGCGCCGGATTCTCTGGCGCATATGGCACCGGGGGCACATTCTCATACGTGAACAACAAGGAGTATAGCGCGCTGGGCGCTATCGCAACACCAAGGAGCATGGCATAAGATGGCTGGAACATACCTGGACACGTCAGTAGTCGGACTGAACGTCATGGGCGACGGAGATTTCTATGACCTCGCCCGCCGCGTCAACGCCGAGCTTGACAAGCGCTCATTCCTCAGCGACTGCAAGGGCGAGGTTGACAAGAAGATCGACACCTATATCGAGTACGCCTCCAAGGAGGCGAAGAATATCAAGGCCCTCCAGCCTGACGCGATGATCGGCCCCGGTGAGCTGCTTTCCGTCGACGGCAAGATTTACAAGAATATTGCGCGCGCCTGGCTGAATCCGTTCAAGGCCGGGCCGCTGACCTTCATCAACGGTTGGGAGCAGCAGCAGGGGGGTGTCCTGTGAGCGTCGGCAGCGTTACCGCGCAGATCGCGCGGGAAATCTGCGACAACCAGCCGGTGGGCTACAGCCAGGGGGAGAGCCGACGCAGTTGGTACGCCGCCGCTGACGCCTACGGGCGGGTCCCCAGTCCGCAGAACGCGGACTGTTCGAGCCTGGCCGCCGGGTCGATCTCCTACGGTCTCCACCACACATACGGCGTGCCGTGGGGACACAAGGCGCTGCTTGAGCCCAACGATTTCTGGACCGGGAACCTCCGGTCCGGTATGGAGGCTCGGGGCTTCGAGGAGGTCAACTGGCCGGACGAGAACCTGACTCCCGACGGCGGCTTCCAGGTCGGCGACATCGTCCTGTCTGCCGGGAATGAGGGCGGCGTCGGCCACGTCATCATCATCGACGAGAACGGCTACGACCCGCTTGAGTCGGAGGCGTGGATCGCCGAGACCGGCGACCTGTACGGCGAGCGCGGCGACCAGACCGGTCAGGAGACTCGCACCGATCGCTACAGCGAGCACCCGTACACGCTACGTGGTGCCTGGACCTCCTGCCACCGCTTCAACGAGGCGAAGTTCTTCCAGCAGTGGCCCGAGTTCGCGAATCGCAAGCCCGCGAGCTCCCCCGCCCCGGCGGCCGCAAGCTCGGAGCCCAAGCACGCGCACGGGATCGACATATCGTCCCACCAGGGCGGTCTGAACCTGCGGGCGATCTGGGCCGACTTCGTGATCGTCAAGGTCACGGAGGGTACCGGCTACGAGAATCCGTTCTGGCGCGCTCAGGCGGAGGCCACGCTGGCCGCCGGTAAGCGACTCGGCCTCTACCTCTTCGCCAACGACGAGGACCCGAACGAGCAGGCCCGGTTCTTCCTCGACCGCGCCAAGGCGTATGCGGGGCGCGCCACTTTCTGGTTGGACTGGGAGGCTGACGCCCTCAACCTGGCCCCCTCGGACGCCCTCGTGATCCTGAACCAGATGGCAGCCGAGACCGGCTCCACGCCGGGCATCTACCTGAACGGGCAGGGCATGGAGAGCGGCGACTGGTCCGCCATCGCCGGCCGATTCCCGCTCTGGTACGCGGGAGGCCCCAACTACGCCTCCTACGGGCAGGCGTACAGCGACCCCGACGTCCCGACCGTTCCCTACTGGGGAGGCAACGTCCTCATTCACCAGTACACCGAGGACGGGTACCTGCCCGGCTACAACGCTCACCTTGACCTGGACCGCCTACGCGACCGGGCCGCCTGGGACCAGATGATCGGCGGCGGCCACGTCACCGTGAGCGCCCCCGCATCGCCCGCGCCGACCGCCGTCGACGGGCAGCAGCGCCTCGACGAGGACGGCGAGATGGGGCCCGCCACCATCGCCCGCTTCCAGCAGGTGATGGGCACCCCCGTTGACGGCGAGCTCGACGACGACGGCTCACCGGCCGTCGAGGCGTTCCAGCGGTTCCTGAACGCCGTGGTCGGGGCTGACGCTCAGCAGCAGCTGAACGGCGAGCCCACGCTCGACGTCGACGGTATCGCGGGCCCGGCCACCTGGCGGACGTTCCAGTACCTCGTGATGGCCTGGCACCCCGAGTACGTGCCCTCCGACTGGGACTTCGGGGACTGGATCGACGGCGAGGCCGGGGAGGCCACCATCCGGGCGCTCCAGCGGGCGCTCAACAACAGCCACGCCAACTCCGGCCACCTTTGGTGACCACCCATCTAGGAAGGAACACACATGAAGGCATTGGTTGGTGACCCGTTCGTCACAACCGTCATCCTGGGCACGCTGTGGCCCCTGGTTCAGGCGGCCCTCGACCGGCCGTGGTGGACGAAGCGACGCCGCGTCGCCCTCGTCGTCGCCGCCGCCGTCGTCCTCACCGCGGGCACCTGGGCACTGTCCGCCTACCCGCTTCGGGCCGAGCTCCTGGCCGGGCAGATCGGAAAGTTCCTCGGCTTCGCGTGGGCGGCCTATCAGGTCCTCTCACACGTCAAGATCGGCGGCGTGAACATCCTGGGATGGGCGGGAATCATCACCCCCGGTGGTGAGACCAGAGACCACTACACGCCGCGTCACGAGGCCCCGTGATGCGCCTGGGCCGCCGACTCTGGTCGACGCTCCACGAACCGCGGGCCATCTCAGCGATGATGACGGCGACCTACGTGCTCATTGCCGTAGCCGTCGCCCTCATCCTGGGCGCCCCGCGCATCCAGCCGTGGGACGTCACCGTGGGATGCCTCACCACCCTCTCCGGGTGCGCTATCGGCGCGCCCGCGGCGTGGCGGGGCTGGTGGGGCGTCGAAGGCCCGTCGGCGGCCCTCGTCGCCCTCGGGCTCATCGCCGTCGCCGTCGAGGACGCCGCGCGCGCCCTCACGTCGGATCACTGGCCTGGCTGGCCGTTCTGCATCGTCCTCGCCCTCCTCCTCATGATCGGTCAGCGGATCGCCCGCACCTGGGGTCACACGTGGCAGCCGGGCTGCGAGCCTGACACGCCGCTCCGGCAGGCCGAGATAAGCGCGATAGCGGCGAAGGTCATCGAGGCTGACGCCGCCGCTCGTGCTTGCGAGAGAGGGGACATGGAATGCAGGCAGCGGAGCTGATAGCCGTCGTCGTCACCAGTGGTTTCGCTTCCGCGCTCCTCGGGCAGATCGCCGCCGCTGTGCGCGCGCTCTGGCACGCCCGGCAAGGGCGGGAGACGGATGTGCAGGTGGCGCGGCGGGAAGCGGCGCAATGGGAGTGCGTCGCTCGTCGCACGCGGGCGATTGCCTTGGACCGTGGGGCACTCCTTTCGGAGTTGCCGCGTGGCCCGGGGGAAGAGCCAATCGGTGACCTCGCTGACGACTAAGGGGAAGCGCCCCTCTCACCTAAGGGTGGGAGGGG